TATTTTTCAAGCTGTTTTTTCAGTTCGGCAAATCGGGCATTTTCAATGGCAATTTCTTTTTCTTCGCCGTCCTTCATTGCCTGGATACGGAGGGCGTTCTTTTCCTTTTCTTGAGCCTCTAATTCTATTTTACGCTTCTCTGCCTCTTTTCGCCTTTGTTCGGCCCTTTCTTTTTCTTGTTTCTTTTCTGCATCCTTCCTTTTTTGCTCGGCCTCCTTTTCTACTCTTTCTTTTTCTTCCGCGTCTTTTTTGGCTTGTTCGGCATTTGGTAAGTCAAAAAAAGCCCCTTGCTTTTCCTCATCTTGAAAGACGTTAAAAAACTTCGCAACCTGCCCAAGTATGGGGGAAACTTTTAAAACGGTTTTTGCGCTGTTTTCCAGAAACTCGCTGAAACTGTTTGATTCTGCGAGTTTAGAAACGCTATCTAATATACCCGACAACCCATCAAGTATTTTATCCCAAGCGGGCTTTAACTTCGTGCCGACTTTTTCAAGTGCCGTTGACCATGACACACTAAACCTGTCGCCAGCCGTCACCCCTGCCTCAGCTTGACCGGCAAATTTGCCGCCTTCTTTTGTCATATTGAAGAGCGCCAGTTGTAGCTCTTCAAAACTGATTTTCCCCTCAGAGGCCAATTTCTTCACCTGGTCGTTAGAAACGCCCATTTGCGTTGCGAACTCCTGAATAATAGGAATTCCAGCATCAACTAACTGGTTAATATCTTCAGCATACAGCACGCCAGCCGCCCGCGCCTTGCCGTATATGGTCGTTAGTTCGTTAAAGTCTTTGCCCGTTGCCCTCGATACATCAGCAATCCGGCCCAATACCGGCACAATGTTGTCCGCCTCCATGCCAAACGCCAAAAGCGCTTTCCCGGCCTGGAAAACATCATCGCTTGGCAATACCTTTTCATTTGCAAAACCCTTTAATTCCTGAAGTATTTTGCTGGCGGAATCAGCACTACCTGTAAACGCTTCAAACTGCTTTTGAGCCTTTGCCGTTTGATTTGCAAGGTTTATCGCCTCCGCTCCAAACTTTAAAACCGCGTCAATAGCGGCAATGATAATAGTGGCCTTAGTGAACGCGCCGATGTAATTTTGCACAACCTCTTTTCCAACGTCCATCGCGCCGTTCACCTTTTGCAGGTTAACCCCGGCCGCTTTGCCCGTCTGCTCTAGCTTGTGCATCCCAGCCTCCAGCTTTGCAATATTGGAGGCATACACTTTTATTAAGTCCGGGTTCGTGGCATTCCTTAGTGCACCTCTCAAAGTGTCGGCTGACTTTTTCAGGCTGTCGTACTGCCTTTGCAGGTCATCCAGGGCATCAGCTACCCCTTGCGCCTCATCAGCACTAAAGGCATCATTAAAGGCCGCCCCCGCTTTCTTTGCGCCCGCCTGAAGGCCAGAAAGCCCGGTATTAAGTTGGGCAATGTCACGGAGCGCCCCGCTTACGTCTATGTCTATTCTTTCGTCAGCCATTTAGCACCTTATTTGTAAGCGTTCGCAAAAGCCGCCGTTTTTCTTCTTCAGACGGCGCAATGATTGAAACCTTTTCCTGCCCGGACATCCAGGCTATTTTTTCCTCGCTTTCTTTCGTTTGCCCACCAATTACAAGTGTGTAATCGCCGCCTTTCGCCTCTACCTTTTTCACACCAAACCCACGCCACATCTCTTGAGAAAAGGAAAAGTTTTTAAAGCCGGTCGGTCTATTGTTTGCCTCCCTGAACTCTTTGTAAGACATGCCCTCTTTGGCTTTCGCCTTAGCCTTCACCTTTGCCTCACCTTGCGCGTTTAGGCTTCTACCCATATACCAGAACGCCGGGACTTCTTTTGTTGAATACGGGCTAAATTTGCCGCCTTCGCCGCGTTCGCCTCTGTTTATAACACGGTCGGCAATGTCAGCACACAAATCAGCCCCGGCCGTTGCTATTGCATCGGACAAATTCAAAAGCCTGTTTTTAATGGCTTCAATTCGCTGTATCTGTTCGCTTATGCTGCCCATTATCTTGCTTTGTTCCTTTTTTCAACTACGCCCAAAAGGGCGAAAAAATCAAACACATCCATTTTTTGCACGTCTGTTAGTGGCGTTCCTGTGGTGGTTGAAACCGTAGTGAGTACCGACATCCAAAACCCGGCTTGATCTTTTACAACCGTATCAATCGCCAATTCCTTTTCAGGTTCTTTCCCTTTTAGCTTTCCTCCGTTTCCGAAGTATTCAGGAAATCGGGCTGAAAGGCGACCTGATAACGCCGTACAAATTCCAGCCCCAATTTGAAAAAATCTTCAACCGGGTAGCCTTCCCGGCTCCATGCCTCTATTGTTTCGTTTGCCTGTTCTTCGCTCCATGCCGTCCGGTCTGCCCCCTCAGGATCGCAGAACAGGGTGCAAATCAGTAAAAGCGGGTCGTTCTGCTTGTTTTGCTTTCTTAAAACACCCTCAAACACATTGCGCAAATGTGTATCAGCATCAAAAGGCTTTGAAGCGTTTTTAAGCTCTACCCATTTTAGGAAGCCCCGAAAAAGCCCCGCGTAATCTGTACCGTATGCCGCCCGCACTTGCAATTCATCCAGGTGCCGGTAACGTTCAATATTCAGGCTCGAGTGAATGATGTATTTCACCCCTCCGGCCTCAAAGCTGTTATCCGTTAACTGGATTCTCTTTTCAGTCGATTCAACCATGTTTGCCCTGTTTCTTTTATGTAATCAATGACCATAAAGGCCGCTATTGTCTGAAGTGTAAAGGCTATTAGCTCCCCAGCCTGCCAGCGGTCACGCCATGCGATCAGGTAGAACCAAAAACCCCATTGGCCGGAAAAGCACACGCCGCAATACCCTAAGGGCTTCGCTATCCATTCCAGGCCCTTGTTTGCCAGCCCATCCACAAACAAACCCCACTTTTCAAAGATCATTCCCGGCTCCATTAAAACCCGGCATATTATCCAGGCGCTAATCGCTGCGCTTATGGATTCGAGTATCAGCATACTGTAGTAACTATATGCGCCGTTGGCGTTGTGCAGCCCGCCCCGACAAAAGCCGAAAATCTGAACTGAAGGTTAAAAAGACGGTGCGGTAATTCGTGGTATTTGAACTTTAGCCCATCCCATCCATAGCCCGTTACAACCTCCCCCAGACTATCGCCTATAAATTCCATACTTACTTTCCTGTATGCGCTGTTTTGGTCTATTTGCGGCCTATGCCCTGCAATCAGCTTTTGCAGGTACATAATAGCATCCATGTCACTGGATAGCTTCACTTTGTCACCATTCACCCATACAGTAAGTGTTAGCGTGTTTTGGTGTTCTGATAGGTACGCGCTTTGCCGTGTGATCCTGGTTGGGCTTGCCCGCCAAAAAGCAATACCCGTTTCTTTGCTGTCGGGTGAAATAGTCGAATAAGTGCCGGATTCAAACGGCAATAGCTTTGCCATGACAACCGTCTGATTTCCTCCGGGTGTGCTTACACTTGCTACCTGAGCAAGCCCGCCCACCTTTGACACAAACCCGGATTCAATTACCGCCTTGCTGTACTCCTGAATTATTGCCTCGAATGTCATGCTACACTAATTTACTTTGTACGCCCATTGAAAAAGCGGGCTTGCAAAAAACGCAATCTGTATTTCCAACGTTGGCATGGAACGTCGCATACTCTACGTTCGTCTGATAGTCCTTCCACCACTGTTGTATATCAGCAGCAAGGATTTCCCGCGCTACCTGTGCGTTGCGGTATGGCGTTGTTCTGCGTATAATCTTTTCAGCCGTGCAAATGGCTGCTGCATACCGCAAAGCGTGGGCAATGGATAGGGAAACCGGGTCGGAATAATCAAGGCCCGAAAGACAAACGGCACTAACAGGATCGCATGTCAGTTCCACCTCTATTGCAAGACCGTTGGATACGCTGTCGGCTCCGGGTTGGTCTGCCAAAAGATCAAATGAAGTGAGGTTATCCGCTTGGAAGCCGCCCACCTGGAGCCAGTTTGCCCATTGTAGATTCCGACTCCACTTATTTGTTGTTGTCCAGGGTCGTGTTGTGCTGAATAGCGGAACGCTCACCCCGTTGCAGGTTGAACACCATGCACGAACGGCACGAGGGGCTGGTGTGCCGCTTACCTGGTAGGTTAAAAAATATTGTGTATCAATTCCCCCATCCTGCCAAAGAGGTAATACAAAAGAAGTGTTCGCCGTGCTGTACGTTCCGGCTGTTACCGTTATGGCAACCGGGCTACCTATTTGAACGTTAAACTGATCGTACACCCGGACTGTTACCGTGCCGGATGTGTTGAATACGCCGCCTAATTTGTTTATGCGCAAATACCCGCCCTTAATCGTTGGCGCCCAAAGGCGCATACCTGCGTAGGCTTTGGATAGTGTGACTACATCCCTGCTTACTTTCTCCCCAATCAGCCCGTTGAACGGCTGCCTGGTAAGCTGGTTGCGCTTCATTAGGCCCGCGTTCAGGTCTTTAACGAGCATGTTTTTGCCCTCTGATAAACCGCGCTCCAGGACGTTCCATGGATTATCTGGGTCGTTACAGTCATCCGCGCCGTCTGCCATTTCGAGCGGCAAAATGTCGGCAATGTATAGGCCGCTTGTTGCCTCGTTGTACCCTTCAGGGGCAACGTCAGAAAGGCAGGGGCATGCGCAATTTGCCAGCCCTACCACTCCATCAAAACATGTCGTATCTATTGCAGCCATTTGTGAAAATTAAAAAGGGGCCAGGCCAGAAGTAAGCCCGGCCCCCTGATATTGGGCAAAATTCAGATTAGACTTTTTTCTTCATCAAAAGTCGGACGTCGTAGGACGTGGACTGTGTGCCGGTGCCGTCTACAATGATCCGGTAAGACCTGCCAAAAGCGTTTGGAATCCTCAAAGTTTCCTCCGTGGCTGTGGTTGCCGCCGTTGCTGCTGAAGAGTTAGCAGTATTTAGCGAAGTTACCCATCCGCGCGTTGGCGGTGTGCTGCCTGTGTAAGGATATACGCTTTCCTCCACCTTTACAGCTACGTTTGCCGTGCCTGAAATTGATGTGCGGTTAATGGCCACAGCGATCAGGAAATCGGAGTTAACCGGGCGAAGACGCGAAGGCAGATACAAAGTATCGTTTGCTGCGTTGGTAATAGTGTCCTTTGTGTAGGCATGCTCAAACATGCTGGAGCCTCCGCTCGTTTGGTACTCCCCATCCGGATAATTCCAGGCAACAAGGCCAATAGCAAAGGCTACAAAGACGAAAAGCGGGAAAATGAATTTATTTTTCATTGTGTTGAAATATTTGTTTTTTGTCACGTCAGCCGCTTACACGCCGCCGCCGTTGGTTAGTGCAATTACACCCGTGCGGGTTGCCGTGCAGCCGGTTGGGTTAATTTCCAGTTTGTAGCGTGGGATTACTTTCCAGTGCTGCTTCCATGTGCCGGTACTGCAATCTGTCAGCGTTTCCACATCATGCACAAGTGCCGGGAAAAAGCGGTTGCGGATGCTGAAGCGCTGGAAATTGCCGTTCAACGTTTCCGGGGTCGTTGGGTAGTACCCTTTAGACAGGAAGGCAAACGTGCCGCGCTCAATCAGGTAGGAAATCAAAGTGCCGCTGTTCACGTCATCAACGTTCCAAATGTCATTGTAGATCGGCATTTCGTTGACACGCTGGAAATCGCCCTTGCCTTCGCCGTTGGCCGCGCTGGTACGGGCCATGTATGCAAGCTGGAACAGGTTTTCGCCTGAAATCACATAAGGATTTTCAAAGCGATTTTTGCGGGCTGCAATCAGCATCTTACCCATGATAGCGGTGCTTTCCCACTCAGCGCCCGGAACGGTGTTTGTAGTGCCTGAAATAGTCCAATTGCCGCCGTTGTTGTATGTGTTAACGCCCAGGTTTGCGTTAAACACGCCTACGCAATACTCTGCCACATATTCAGCCTGCGCAACCATTACCTTATTGAGGTTTGTTGCCACAGCGTCAGAGAACCCGAAAAGGTTATCGCGCCATGCGTCGAGTGGTACACTGAACTTGGTTTCCCGCGCCTGATCAATAGATAGATCCTTTTTGTAAGTATCCGCTTCAGGGCCGGAAAACGTGCAATCTGTGGAAACGTAGCTATCCACAGTAAGATCGCAGTTATCCATCCATGCAATGCGGGCATCTACGCCGTCGGGAAGGTTGGCGTATTCAATGCGGGCTGTTTGCTGTGCGCTTAATGCCTGAAGGGTGTCAATGCGGGCTGTAAAATCACGCTCTGACATACTGCCAGGCCAGCGGGTAGATGCCTTCTCTATAACAAGAGGTAGGGCGCTATTAGTAATAGCCATAGTGTTTGTGTTTGTTTGTTTGTTTTTTGTTTTGCGCCCCGCTTAACCTTGCATCATGTTGCTGGTTCCGGTGCGTTTGCATCTAAAAACGCCCTTGTAAATTCGCGTGCCTCTTCGCCTTCCAGCGTTGAATAAATCGCGTCAAATTCCTTTTGCGTTTTTGGTGCGTTTTCTTTTGTCCACTTGGTTGCGGGCTTTGCCGGGTCTGCCGGGTCATTCCCTGGAGCCTGTCGCGTTGGTTGCTTTTCGATTGGAAACCACTCAGAAGCGGCCCGACCTACAAAGGCATCAAGTTTAACAGGGTGGCCGTGTGCGTCCTTTTCCAGTTTTCCGTCCGGGTTTTTGATGTAAATACCCGTATCAGTAACTTCAAAGTCTTTACCCTCAAACTGTGAGAGAAAAGCCCGCTTTGCGGCCGGTTTAAGGAAATCGGGGGAAACTCCGGCTTTGATAAGTGCCTCGTCAATGACGGGTGACACCTGTGAAAACCGCATTTGTCGCTCTACTTTAGTTGTTGCCTCTGAAAGTTGCGCCGTGTGCGATTCAATCAGTTGGCTTTTTTCCTCTTCCCATGCTGTTTTGGCATTGACAAAAAGCGGGTGCGTTTGCACCTTGTCTTCTGTCAGGCTTGCACTCGCCTGGATAGCCTCTGCTATCAGGTCGCGTAGTTTGCCTCTACCCTGGAGGTTGTATGACTTTTTCAGCCACTCTTCCTCTTTGGATAATGCTTCAAACTTTCCCTTTTGATGGCCTTCATTGTACTGATCTTTACCAGCGTCGTCCTGAAGGCTTTGAAGGTGTGTTTGGTGGAGGTTTTCTAACTGAGAAAGAGCGTCATCACTTATTTGGTCGGTTAGCGTTCCGTCATCCGCTTTTTGAAAGAGTAGCGCGGTTAACTCTTCATTGGTCTTGCCCAGCGTCTTGCTGAGGAAGTCCATCATTGTTGATTGAAAGTCCATCGTTGTCAGATTCCGCTTTTTTAGTAGCGGACAATTTTCTTATCTCTTTAGGAACGGGTGGCTCCTGGATAACTTCGTAAAGGGTACGCCATTGATCACCTCTGGCATAAAGTTCGCCGAGGTTTTCAGGTGTGATCCTGTGTGTGCGTCCGGTCTGTTTGTTGCGAATTGTAATCATTTGCGGCCGCGTTTTTTAGGTTCGGGGTTAAGGCTTGTGCTTTGCCGTGTTAGTGCCGCGTCCACCTCTTTGGGAACGGGTGGAGGTGCAGGGGATACTTCTACCCATCCGAGTTTATCAGTACCGAGTACGTCCCAGGATTTGCGGGTGAAGCGTTGTTTTGCCCCGTCTTTTTCTGCGTAGATATAATCACTCATAGCCCCGTTTCCACAAATAGTTTTATGTTCCTGAAGTATGCCGTTTTTGCGGCCCCGTGTGAAAGCGTTTCATTCAATCCGAATGTATCCAATACATTTTGGACAATTTTATCAATGCTTTCATCCGGGTTGCTTGCTCTTTGCATTTGTATCGCTCCAAAACAAACCAGGTCAATAGCGTTAGACCTTAATATTGCAGGGATTCCGCGCAATTCGCCCTGTATTTTCCCCATAATCGCTTTAAATTTTGCCTATGTCAAAAATATAGGGATTCGGCGAAAAAAGATTTGTATATTTGTACAAACATGGTTCAATCGACTATATATGAAAGCAAAGTATCCGTGGGACGAAGCCCCATATTGGGCAGGCTATGCAGCAAAAAACAGCACTGGTTTTGCTGAGTGGTTTGAAGAAGAGCCGATGCTGGATGAATACGATTGGGTTGCGCCATCTGGCAGGCACTCCGGTATTGACAGGTTTTTTCAAGATCCTGATGGGTGGGAAAACTCAATTCAGAAGCGCCCAAAACAGGAGGGTGTTTGCGACTGGAAAGAAGCCCCGGATTGGGCAGAGTGGGCGACTATTGATGAAAACGGACTTCTAAGGTTTCACAGTGGCAAACCTAATTACCGCGACGGTCTTGGAGAGTGGGACAGTGACGGGAATTACCACGGTAGCCGAAATAGAATTGCAGAGTATGTGGAGGATTGGCATAAATTCATAGAAAGAAGGCCGCCTTCAATTCCAGATCCAGGTTTTAAGTATCCGTGGGCATTGGCTCCAGCGTGGGCAAGGTGGGCGGCCACCGATAGCGATGGGGCTGTTTATTGGTATATGCAAAAGCCGTTTGTTTATCAAAATGTAAAGGCTTGGATTACGAATGAACACACAGAGAAGGCTGATTTTTTAAGGCCTGATTTGGCAAAGGCATGGGCTAACTCGCTGGAGGCAAACCCAGCCTTTAAACGACCGTAAACGTTATGCTGCCATTCCCGGTCAATGCTTCTAATTTGGTTATTACCGCCTCCTGCAAGGCAGAGAACCAGGGTGCCGTTTCACCCGTACCGCTTCCCGTTTCAGCGTCCACTTCTGCCTTTGTAACCGTCAAGTATCCGTAGGCTAATATTGTCGTTGTAACGCTGTCCACCACATTAAGCCGGACGGCAAACGATTCCTGAAGCTCTATGTAGGTCGGCTCACAAATGATAGATGAGCCATTGAATTGCTGTTCGCTGTCATCCTCGATAACGAAGCGCCCGCCTGTTGTTTCAATCATCTTCCAAAGAATGAGAAGTTAAAAGAGTATTGATCGCCAGCCGTTAACGTGCCACGAACCGCAAGCGTTAAACTTCCGCTGTCAAAGTTTGATATATAAATTTTATTGTAATCCCTTGCGGCATTACTGTTGTTCTGGCTGAAAACCGGATAGTATGTAATTGGGAACACTTGGTTTAGTGTGATCTTAAAAAGATCGCTGTCGGCCGTGGGTGTTGTGCCTACTGTGAAATCAACAAAAAAACCATTATTACCACCAAAGAGGAAGTTAATTGTCCCGCCCGTGCCCATTGCCGCAAGCTGCGGCCCGGCCGTCGGATGTGCCTGTGTCATTAACTGCTGAACACTTCTACCACGTCCGCCTACGTCAAGCGGATATGAGGGAGCATCCAAGTTAATACCAACCAGAGCCGCCGCCGCGTTAGTGATAATAAGGCCGCTATTGGCATTGCCGCCCGGTCTGCTTGCGTTTGGCGTAATCTTGAATTTATCGGAGTCGCTGTTATCAATACCAATCGAATGAGTAACCCCGCCCGCACCTCTAATCTGGAACTGTATAACAGAATCCCCCCCAGCTGTGCCGCCGCTCCCAACATTTAGGATAGTATTTGCATCAGCGTTTGCGTTGTTGGTGTTTATTATCTCAAACAGGTGGTTTGCTGTTGTATCTGCAACCGCACGTATAGTAGTTGTTGATCCGGTAATTGTCCCACCGCTTATATTTAATACCGCTACACCCAAATTAGAGGTATTTGATACTGACGTTATGGTCATCCGGTCGTTACCTGCATCAAAAGTAAATGCAGCATCAGAGCTTAGCGTGTTTGCACCTGTCCAGATCGCCAAACGCCCATTTGTTCCAGTCATGCCCAATATGGTGTACATATTGGCAACCGTCAATTCCTCTACATCACCCACCCCCGCTGTGATCCTGCCTAATATCCGGTTGTTTGTGCTGACGTTTTGTAGTTTGGCGTATGTAACCGCGTCGTTAGCTATTTTGCCCGTGGTAACGTTTAAATCCGTTATTTTAACCGTAGTCACGGCATTATCTGCCAGCTTTGCCGTGGTAACTGCCAGGTCGTTTATTTTGGCTGTGGTAACGGCGCTGTCTGCTATTTTTGCTGTTGTTACGGCATTGTCGGCGATGTTGTCAGTTGTCACAGCGCCCCATATCAAAGTACCCGTATCACTACGCTTTAGTACCTGGTGGTTTGCGCTGCTTACAATGTCTGCCACATCGCCACCCGTTGCCGCGCTTCTTCCAATCACAGAGGCCGCCGCGCCCTGCCGTAGCTCTGCATTGCCTATTGAATTGGCAATTATATCTCCACTAACTTCCGTTTCATTATTGCCCGCGTCGTCTGTCAGGGTAAACGAAATTCGTGCCGTATCGACAAAGTTTGCTGCAGCTCTTTGCGTAGCATCCACCCCGCCGTCGCGTAAAGTCTGGTAATTGCCGCCGCCGCCGCCTGAAGGCTGATCATACCACCCCTTAACCCCGCTCCCATTTGTGCCGTATAGCTTACTGTTACCAGGCGCCGCGCTGTCGCCGGACAACTTAACCCCTGAAGCATCGGACGTTACCGACATTTGCAGGCGAACGTCTGCCTTTATTTCGGGGGTGGCATCCGTATAGGTAAAGTTAACCGTATCCGTATCTGCAAGGATCGGCCCTATTGCATCTTGCACAATCTCCGTTATATCTGGCAGGTCTGTTGTTTCGAGTGATCGGAACGTTGGATATGCGTCCGGCCCTGAAACCGGGCCTGCCAATACTTTGGCCGCCGCCTGATTCTTGAATAGTATTGTGCTAACACCGTCCTGCGTTTGGATCTGCAATGGGTCATCAGCCGCTACCAGGCCATCAAGAGTGTAGAAAAATTCGCTTGCTGCGTAAGGGTAGGATAATTGCGTTACAAGACCACATGTGTTTTCAAGGATAGTCCAGTCGGATTTATCCGTCGCTTCCATCATAGCCCATTGTGCGCATGTGAAAGAAAATAGACTATCGTCTGCAATCTTCTTTACCCTTACAGCCATTTGTTAATTCTTTATGGGCAAATGGAAATGTTGCCCCATCTTATCCAAAAAGACTTTATGAGCCTTTATATTAAGCTCAAAGTGTGGGGGGATAGTAACCCCTTCAGCTACGCCATGCCCTTCGCTTTCGCCGCGTTCTTTGAGCGTGAAAATAAATCCGCCGTGCATTTCGCCCCGGTATTCGTTTACGCCCTCTGATCCGTAGCCAAGCAACCAGCCCGCTACTGAGTGCGGTAATTCGTCTAAAACCTGTTTAACGACTTCAGGGTCAATCCCGGTTTTTATGGCTATGATTTCCCTTAGTTCTTTAGCATCTGCTTCCATGATATTTGTGTTTAGTTGGTTTTTTCTTTTGCTGCGTTTGGCTTGTCGTTCGCCTTTTCGACTACGATCTTTTGTGTGTCCTCCGACATCTCTGCCAGCAGATCGGTTGCTGCCTTCCTGGATATGCCAGCAGGTAGCATGTCTTCAGGATTAATAACACCGGCCTTTTGTGCCAGATCGCAAATGGCTACCAGGTTTTGTAGTTGAATCTTTGTCATGTTTCTTGTATTTATCAGTAAAAAAATGTCTCAACGTCTAAGCTGCCAGATGTGACGATATTACCATGCGGTGAACCGTCGGCGCTATATTGTAGCTTTTTTATATCATCTTGGCTTATCATCAATCATTTTGTATTTCAGCCCACAAATGCAAATTTCATCGCCATTATCAATCCATCCATCTATTTTAAGGAACTTTTGCTCAAAGTACCATTTTCCGTGCGAAATGTCAAACGAGTTTCTAAGGTGCTTGTAAAATACTTTAACGTGAACAACCTCGACGTTGCCGGATTCATCTGTGATAGTGTAGGTCTTTGCCATGTGTTATTTTTCCCGCAAATTACGGAAAAACACACAATTACCCACCGTTTTCAAGTTGCTGCCTTTTTCTGTTTTTGTTTAATAAAAGAATGCCACTACGGGCACAAATATCTCTTCTCCCGAATACACTATCCCGGCACCGTTGCCCGTCAATGTGAATGCACCCGCGTCCGCCTGAATGATGGAAGCCCGAATAAATCCGGCATCTCTACCTGTTAGCGTGAAAACTCCAGCGTCAGCCGTTATTTTTAAAGACCTTACAAATCCGGCATCTTGCCCGGATAATGTAAAAGTTCCGGTATTGGCTGAAAAGACACCCGCTTCACTAAGCCCGGCCGCGTATCCAGTTAGTGTGAACGTTCCGGCCTCTGCTGTTAATATTGCGGCCTTTTGTAGCCCCGCATCTCTACCCGTTAGGGTGAACGTTCCGACCTCCGCCGTTAGGCTTATAAGTCGGCTTATTGTCGCGTCCTGACCCGTTAGCGTGAAGCTGCCAGGTTCAGCCGCTATCTTTAGCGCCCTGAATAATCCGGCATCTTGACCGGATAATGTAAATGTTCCTGTGTTTGCAAGGAGTTGCCCGTCTTGGCTAAACTGGACATCTCTACCCGTTAGCGTAAACGTTCCAGATTCAGCCGATATACTTAAAGAACGGATTAACCCGGCATCCCGGCCCGTTAACGTAAAGCTGCCTGTATCAGCGGCAATAGTTAACCCTCTGTTTAACCCTGCATCCCGGCCCGTTAACGTAAAGCTGCCTGTATCAGCGGCAATAGTTAACCCTCTGTTTAACCCTGCATCATGGCCTGTCAGCGTGAATACGCCCGCGCTTGCAATTAGTTGCCCTGCCTGGCTGAATTGGGCATCCTGGCCTGTTAGCGTAAAGGATCCACTATCAGCCGTTAATAAAGAGGCTCTGTTTAATCCAGCGTCTTGCCCTGTTAGCGTGAACGTACCACCGTCGGCTGCTATGGTTACGCCTCTGCTTAATCCAGCGTCTTGCCCGGATAATGTGAACGTCCCTGAGTCTGCCGCTAATCGTACCCCTCTATTTAATCCGGCATCCTGCCCTGTTAGCGTGAACGTCCCTGGCTCGGCTGTTAACCGTACACCTCTATTTAGTCCGGCATCATTGCCTGTTAGGGTGAACGTTCCTGGGTCGGCTGCTATGGTTACGCCTCTGCTTAATCCGGCGTCTTGCCCTGTTAGCGTGAACGTCACTGGGTCGGCTGTTAACCGTACACCTCTATTTAATCCGGCATCCTGCCCCGTCAGCGTGAATATTGCAGCGGCGGCACTGAGTACATAAGCGCCGCCGCTTGCTTGGTTACGTAAGAGCGTTAATAGCATCTGTTACCGTCTGAATTTCAGCCTGAATCCTTACGATTTCGTCAACATCGCCCCGGCTTGTCGCCGCTGCGATTATACCCTCAAGGAATTTTATTCGAGTGCGGTATAAGTCCAGCAATTCAGAATTGTCAAAGCCTTCGGGCGCTGTGATTTCAATATTTTGTGATTCCATTAAATTACCATTTGTCGGTACGTGAGTGTAGAGGTGTTCATCAACATATAGACATAATGAATCTCGGTTGCTCCGTCATAATACGTCACGTCGAACGCCGTATCGCCTGCAAGTGCGGCACCTTGCGTTAGTGCCATTGTAGTCCATCCCGTCATGTTTTGCTGCGCAATGTCAAACTCAAACCACCTGTTTGTCGCTTCCTTTTGAATGTAGATTTTATCAATCAAATAGGTGTACTTTGTCCCGGTTGCAAATGTTTCCTGCGCAGGTGCATAAGGCACTATAGACACCCACGTATTAGCGGCAATATCATAGTAATCAAGGTGTGTCGTGGTATTACCCCTGAATGAATAAATGCGCTGCCCATTAATGATGGAATTTTCATTTGTCCATCTAGTATCGGTTACACTGTGAATCCAATGTGCGGACATGCCCAAGCCTGGAGCTGCACTTCTTGCCGCAGTTGGAGACAGGGTACTCCAAGTATTTCCCGAAATTGAGTAGCGGTACATGGTAACTGCGTTGTTACCCATGTAATACAGAAAATCGTCATTCCCTTCAATAGAATAAACAGAGGTAGCGTCGGGTTGTGTAGTCCATGCGGCACTTGTTGTTATTACCGTCCCTGTGTTAGACGCAATGGTACGAATCTGACCCGCACCCGTACCCGATACAATGCGTATTTGGGAATTTGTCCACTGGTTAGTTGTCCACGTCTTCGCCGAATTGGTAAGGGTAGATGCTCCCCCCGCTGTTGCCGTCCCTGTGGCAAATGCTTTGTAATTGGTATTCAACCAACTTGGCGTGTTAACTAATTTGCCATCTGTGCCAAACGATGCAGGCAGTCCAGTGATTGCTAACGTCGTCCATGTGTTCGTTGCTAAATCGTATTTTTTGAACGACCCGGAAGCATGGCTACCTGCGCTAACTACATACCAAACCGGAGTGCAAAGTCTGTAAACCGTTGATGAAGTAAAGGCAGAGGCTTGTGCATCTACCGTGATTGTGGCATTTGCGCCTATTGTATTTGAAACAATTGTAAGCGTTACCCCTGCATTTGGGCCTGAAAGTATGTGTACCGAATACCCTGCCAATGATCGGGCTAGGGTTTGGTTTGTGATGATTGTTGACGTAGTGCCTCCGGTAGCAGTAAGCGATGAAGCTGCAACGGTTGTGCCCGTTGACCACGAACCTGCAACACCCGCCGCGCCGCCCTGAAATACTCCAGCAAGCGAAACAGTAGGCAATGCCACCCAGCCATCTTCACTCGGGTTGTATAACCAAGCAGTTGTGGCACTGTTGATATACAATTGTTGCTGCCTAAAGTGTCTTGATGAGGCTATAAAAGCCCCGGCACCAGTTGCCGAAGGAGCCGGGCTAACCTGCTCCCATCGCTTCAGGTCTAATATTTTTCTATTTCCGTTTGTAGTGGCCATTGTTAGGTTACGTTTATGTTTCGGCGCAAATTATCAGCGGCACCGCGTTCCAATGAAAGCGGCACAATGGCCGCGTTTGCGCTTCCGACTTGTGTTAGGTTTGTTATGTTCCAGGTGCCGTTCTGGTTTGCACTTACCGTACCGCTTACCGTCTGGGTTAGTGCAGACTGGTCAACTAGTAGACGGCCCGTTAACGGGTTAACCTGTGCAAGGCCGACCGATTTGGTAAGCGAAATTATAGCCATTCGCATAGCCTCAATGGCCTGGGTTAATTCTCCAATGACTTCGACTGGCAACGGTGTTGTGGCATTTACATCATTTGCAACACCGTCAACACCCCATACGGGCTTGACTCGTTGATATTGTACGCCGCCGATTTCGTCAGTAGCGATTGTTTCACCAGAGCCGGGTGTATATCCTACATTATCCGCCATGTTATTTTATTGTTTAGGAATGAAACCGCCATTTCAATGAATTATTGCAAGGTTAAAAGGCCGTTTGCAGCATCGAAATCAATGGTAAGGCTTTCACCGCTTGCAAGGGTCAAAGCAGAGCCATAGTTGTAATACCCTATAAGGGGATCGGCTGGAGATGTTGGCGTATCGTTATAAATAACGATGTACTGAAAAGGCCCAACTGAGCCGCCGGAAGCCGTCAGGGTCAAGTCATTTAACACCAACTTATAAAGCCCCGAAGTTTGGGAACTTGTTGATGTGGTTATATTCCGGGTTGATAGGTTTGTGTAGCTGATTTGGGTAACATCAGCAAGTACAGAGTTTGATGAAGTCGGGGCGCTATTGGTCAGCGCCACTACTAACTGATTTGACCCAAGGTTGTGTACTCCCTCCGCTACATGCTCCACAAAAGCATTGAATTTGTTAAACGTAGCCATGTGTGTTTGTTTTTATGTTTTAAACTGGTTGGAATGTGAATGAAATAACAAGCCCTAAAGCAGAATTACCCGCGCTGGTTACATCAAAATGAATGTGGTCGCCCGCTTGTACTGCCCTATTTGACTGGTTAATAATTCCCGCCGTGCCTGTTACGCTATCATACTCATTTTGGTCTATTGCTATTTCGGTGGTCAACATATTGACTGAAGCGCCCGCCCGAACGCGCCGCATTTGAACGGTAACAGGGCCCGAAGTTGATGGGGATGAAAGCCCGGCGCCCGCGTCTGTTAGCACCATACCGCCCAATTCGGACGGGATACGGACAACCGCCTTGCTCGTTCCTGTGGTCAGGGCTGAAGATCCGGACGTTGACGGGCTGACCATTACGCAGCCGCTACGGTTTGCCGCCTCCCCCTTTTCGCCTGGCAATGAAGCCGGGAAACGTAGGGTGGTCTTATTGCTTACTATGCGGACTGTCGTGTTCATTTCGTTAGCGTGAATTTACCTCTGAACAATACCTTTTTAAATCCGCTTGCTGTGGTCTGCAAAACCTTGTAATCATAACGGCATCCCGTCGTTCCTTCGTAGTCGCCTGACGGTATATCAAATTGAACAATGCTATCTGAAAGAAAAGACTGCGTTCCCGTCATTATTACCGTGGTGCCGTCCGTATCGTACACCTCCATCAAAAAGTCGTCGTCTGACACATCCAAAGGCGTGTCTGTACCTTCCTGCAGGAACTCTATGGCCCACCGGAAATCCCCCGCCACATCTTGCGCAATGTCAAGACGGTGTGCAGTTTCGCCAATAGTTATTAAATTGCTATTCGCCATTTTCCCGTTGTTTAAGTTCCATTGCCCGATCTTCAGAGATCCACATCAAAAAGTGTCGACAGTTGTACCGGCCTCTTTCCAATAGTGGCCTATAAGATGCGGCCGTTTTTTTATCTATCAAATCCGGGTCTTTAGGCCAATCTTTTAAGGCTTCCTGATCCGAAAACACCCGTCCGTTTTTCTTTTTGCAGAAATCCCGGCTTGTTGGGATAATTCCACCCTGATACACAAAATATTTGAGGTTTAACTCCTGTGCAAAATGCAGGTTATTAACCTCCCTCACCTGTGCATATTGATCGAAGGCATACCGCCTCCAATATCCTACCATTGCCCCCTCTACTTCCTTTGTGCCTTCAATCAGGTTCTTTAGTCCTCTTTGGAACTGGTTAACCCCCTGCTTTGTGGCTATCCCGGTCAACAGGTATTGTTTCACTTCCTGCTTTGCCGCTTCACTCTTAAACAGGCTGTCCAGGTAGCCACCTTTTATCAGTTCCCCCTTTTCATCTAATCCAACTACACTTCTAAGCAGTGCCGTGTCCTTTGCAATAGCGTTCACCTTTGCCGTGTCAAATCCAGTCATCAGGTAGTATTCAGCATTTCGCCCGCTTATTGATAGTAGCGCCTCTGAAAATGCCTGAATGATGGGCTTTAGTTCGTCTGCCTGTATTTCAATAAAAACCCGATCTAATACGTTGGCCTTTGCCATGTTTGAAACCGTGTTTTTAATAACGCCCTCTTCTACTTTCAAAAGCGGCAAAATGTCCGCTATAATCCGTCTCAAAACGCTTGCCTCTACTTTCCGTAAATCCTTTTCAAGTTTGATTTTCAGGCTCTCAAAATCCCTGTCAAACCCTTCTATCCAGTCACGTATGCTTTTCAGTAGCTCTTCCATCTTACAGAGCTAAGGCCGGAGCCGCCGGGCCGGTTTGTTCCATTATTTCCGCAACCTTCGCCGCTACTAACTGCCTTTGTTGTTCGTATGGAAGACGGTAAAAGCCCTGGTTTTCAAATTCCAGACTGTCAAATATGTAGCCCAGGTTTGCATACAAAACACGTTGTGCCCGTGGTATTAGGTCGCTTTGCGCCCATGCCATCTTCTGTTCTTCAGTGTATCCAGAAAAAGGATTGAATCGCTCCCGGATCTCCCACTGCTTGAACTCTTCTGGGCTATCCACCATCATCGCCCGGTTTATATCCCATTCGATATTCTGCCGGGTGGCCGGGCCAGCTCCGCTATCGTTGGCAGACTTCAAATCTTCCATCAATTCGCCAACCGTCTTCAGCTTAAGGTCACGGCTGACAAATATTTGAGCTGTTAGGCCGTTTCGCTTGCCTGTAATCTCTGCGAACGTTTCAACCGTAAACCGCCAAAACTCCGCGTAAAACCTGAAGTACTTATAAACAAAGTCGTTTGCGTTTTGCTGATCGATGCTTTTTCCCGTTGCCGTCTGTGCCACTTCGTCCTTGCTAAATAACTCACTATTTAGTACCGCGCTTTTACACTTCTTTTCCAGGTCTTGCACATATGCCTTTTGCCAGTCCAGGATTGATACATCCGGGTGTACGTGGGTGTAAAGCCTGGATAAATCCAGCATCCTATCAGGGCTGTCTGGCATCGGGGTTACTACTATTTCCTCCATAACAGAGGTAGGCGAAGATTTGCGCCCTGTACCGTGGCAACTTTTGCAGGTGCCGCCGCCGTCTGTGTATCCATCGTTACACCCTGGAGCCTGGCAAATGTCACCATAACGGATCGTTAGCGGCATGGCCACGTTTGCGGCCGTCAAGTCAAGCTCAGAAACGGTTTTTAGGGTTTTCTTAAGGTATGGGTCGGCCGCTTCAAATGGCCAAACATAGCTTTCTCCGTTCGTGCGTTTGTCGCGCTTGTATCCAGCCCTGTGTGCCGGAACAAACCCAAGGTTGTGCCGGTATTCCGTATAAGTCCACAAATGCCCGTCAATGGCTATTTCTTCGCCCGGTATTAACTCGCTGGCATCCTTCCTTGCTGTCGTGTTTGGCGTTTGGCGAAGGACTGAGGCAAAGTCTTTTTGATAGCAGGTTAAAACCTTTAGTGGTGTGCGTTCGTCTTTCGGGTTTGCCGCGTAGGTTAACGCCGTCAGATATTGAAGCTCCCCGCGCTCGTAGGCGAAATCCAGCGCCATGTCAGATTTAACCTCGAAAGGGTACGGGCTTGCATAGTCGCGTAAGTTGTCAAAGTCTTTCCATTCCTGGATAATCCAGGTATTTGGGTCGGTGCAATTCAGTTCAATTAGCCGCTCCTGGCAAAACCTATCAGCCCCCATTTTGCCCGCGTACATTGCAAGCATGGTTTCAAGTTCCGCAGCCCGTGCGTCTGCCTGTTCACCTGCGCCGTATGTTAATTCCCGGCGATAGTGCGAACGGTATGCCTTTTCCAGTATTGCCGAAAGATTGGCAATGATGGAGGGGGTTATTTGCTCGGTAATTTCAACACGCTGCTTAAATAGGGCTTTATCTTCCCGGCGGGAGTATAGCTTCATGTACTCCTCTATCCCTTCACCCGTACTTAGTGCGCTGTACATACGTGCAAGCTCCACAGTACGCGTGTAGTGGGTATGCGTCCGCTTTCCGGCTGCAACCTGAATTAACCGTGCATTGATGGTGGCTTGCTGCATATATCAAAAAAGCCCGAGCCCGAATGGTAGGGCCGGGCTTTTTGGCTTGTTTATCGCTTTGTATTAGTATGAAGCAAAGGCAGGGAGTGGGGATGTATCAAACCCACCTATTGAGCCTTTAAACGTGAATGTAATTGCGATGTGGGAAAGTTCCTGGCTGCTTTCAGGGATAACCACATCCATGCGCAAATACCCATTTATTCCGCTATCGCCGCCCGCCATAACATCGTCAAAGGCAAACCAAGCCTTTTGCTTGCTACTTCCGGCATCGTTGAAGGTTTTAACGGCTGCGAGGTTTTCAGTAGTCAGGTCGTAACAACGAAGCTGAATAACAGTATTCCCTTTGGTAGAGAAAACGCCATTTAAAGGAAGTTCCACTTCTGAAACTTCGCCCTCTGCCTTTGATCCAATTACAGACCATTGACGTATTGGAGCGGCGCCGCTGCCTGGAATAGCTGCGGACTGGCTCAGGCGGGTTGCCCATTCTGTGTCATCGGTAACGTCTGTAAGTACATCGGCTGACGTTGCTCTTGTATGGTAGAACTTGAATATCTGCCCGGTTTTGGTGGTCATGCAAGCGTCGTTACTTACAAGAGCCGGGAGTAGTGTGGTACAAGCCATGGTCTTTGTGTTTGTTTGCACACAAATTTAGCTTGTTTCGGCGGGGGTGTTATGGGTTGTGGCGGTACGGATTGGACAAAATTAACGGGCCGTAGAATGTACCCGAACGCCCGTAGTTTGTTCGCTTTGTATCATGCCAACCAGGCAATCAACCATGTCATCATGTGCCGCGTTTGGGAACGCTGCTATCTGGGCAAAGAAGGCATCTACCCACGGCACACCTTCAGGTACAAACACCCGGCCCGCCTCCACAATAGGAGAAACGGCGTTTGCCCGCGCCGTCTTGCTGTCTTTGGGCGCATCCGCTTCTTTCACGTTTAGCCCGGTTTGCTTTCGGATAACCTCTACTACTGATTTACCCGTTGCCTTTGGTTCTATCCTTATCAGGCTGCGAGGTGTGTACCCGTTGGCGTTTGCAAAAGCTTGAATCCAGGCAATTTGCCCGGTGAAGTCCAACCACTTTTCTACACATGCCAAAATATAGAAGTCTGGCCCGCGCTTAATGTAGGCTATTCCGGCCGTTGGGTCGTTCGCCTCTTTGTCAGTGTATGCCGTATCAAAGTAGAAATTTACCGGGCTGTCTGGCAGATCGGCCGCTCGGTATGTCCGAAACCATGCCTTTTTTAATATGCTGCCTTCATCCGGTGCGGGCCTTTGTTGGTAAAGGGCGTTCCATGCCCGGCTACCCACCTCCTGCCGGATCTCGTTTAGCTTTTCCAGGCTGTATTTGCTTTCCCAAAGTGGTTCACCTGCGTTCCGGCTTTCCTCTGCTTGTTCGCAGATGGCCGGGAAATTGACAATCTGCGTATCCGCTCCAATAGCCGTCCTTTGCAGGATGCGCCCTGTTAGGTCGTCCTCATGCCAACGGGTTTGACATATTACCTCTATGCAATCCGGCTCAAATCGGGTTCTAAAGGTCGTGGTGTACCATTCCCATGCGGCATCCCGGTA